TGGGGCTGGGTCGCCCTCGTAGGCGGCTGCTATTGTTTGTGACTGTAAATAGTTAACGCAAGTTGCGTATGCATTTGATGGAACAAGAAAAACCCAGCCAAACATTAAAATTGCGGCTAATGATAGTCTCCATAATTTAGTTCCAGTCAACTTAAACTCCTTGTTACAACTTTTGTAACAAGTTAATTATAACATTAAATTATTTAGCGTTGTCTGTTTTATAAAAGCCTGTGCCCTTGAATTGAATGCCAAATGTACCGTATTGTTTAACCATTGCAGCACCACATTTTTCACAAAGCTCAACCATATCAGCTTGCGTTATTGGCTTAGGTATTTCTTTTGTGTATGAACATATCACACACTTGTAATCATACGCTGGCATTTATCTCCTAAATTTAAGGAGCAGTTTTTTACAGTCATGCTCAGGACTATACCAGTTATTTTTCGTCGCTGTCTTCCCCGACGATCCTAGGCTGCGATGCCCAGGATACCATTATACTATTTCTTCTTCTTGCGTTTCAAGAGGCCTTCTTTTTCTGCCTGCTCAAGCATTTCATCCTGCTCTGCGCCAGAAATTGCGGCTAATTCATCACCATCAGTAATTGAAAACACTTTTGGTTTTGCTTCCTCTGGAACCCTCTTGATTAAATTAACTATTAGCATTCCTTGTAGCATTATAGCGCTATGTACTTCAACATATTCTGCAAGAGAAAATGTTCTTGTAAAATTGCGACCTCCAATGCCTCTGTGAATGTAGGTGCTACTGGTGTCTGATTTGCTTTCACCAGTAATCGTTAAAACATTTTTTTCCTGTTTTACCGTGATGTCTTCTTTGCTAAATCCTGCCAAAGCAATTTCAACAGCATAGGAGTCTTCTCCAATTTGTTTTAGATTGTATGGCGGGTAATTAGTAGATGCACCCATAAGTTTTTCAAGATCTTTAATATGGCGATCCCAGCCAATAAAAAATGGATCTTTAAAAAGATCCAATGATAGGTTTGTAACCATTTTATTCCTCCTTCAAGCGAATAAATTAATATGTGGGCCCCTGACGGCGACCCACATATATTATAGCAAAAAGCTTTTTAGATTACAAGATGCGTTTTTTCTTCTCTTTCATCTTTTCTTCATTTGCTGTTGCGGCATATAGGGCTCTTTGATGAGCCAATGCTCTTCCTCTGCTTGGGTGACATCCTTTAAGTTCGCCCTTATCATTAACTACTGCAAACCCTCTGCACCCTGCTACATTCTGTTTAATATTGTATGGCATATTATCTCCTAATCATTTGGGGGCTCTGGCATATCCATTTGGATTAGCCCCAATTCTTTTGCAAGCTTTTGTCCTTCTGGACTAAGATGTAGTGTTGCTTCAAGATTTTCATCATATTCAACCTCCATCAAACCTTTTTCATATAACTTAACAAGAGTTTCATCGACATAACTTGTATGAGCTTCCCATAATTCTGGTGCTATGTCTTTAGCTTTTTCATCTATGGCAAATATAAGTTCACCATTTTCATCCATGCCTTCCAGAGTTATTGCGCCTATTTCTAAATAGTGCTCTAGCTCCATTCCGAACTCCTCTTCATCCATATCTTTATTATACTCTCTTTTGTGTGGCGTGTAGGACTTGAACCTACGACGGCCAAATTATGAGTTTGGGGCTCTGACCAACTGAGCTAACGCCACCTAGCCCTATTGTATTGTGCCATCCTCATTTTTGTCAATGGTTGTCTCCACCAACTGCTGGACGTAATCAGAGAAATGTTTTCTGACGCTTCCAGGTGGTCTTGATCCAAGAGACTTCCACAATCTCTTATATTCAACTACATTTGCAAATGTGGTAGGGCAAAGCATATATCCCGCATACTCTTTTAGGGTAGTAGGCAGCGGTACATGTTTTCCACAGCATTTACATTCTTTAGCTTTATCTTGATATATGCTCATAGTATTTCCATTCCATCTAGTACGTCCGCCAATTTTGAAGGCATCTTTGGTGGTCTAATTACATTAAGTCTAACGTCTTCTTCCTGTCTATCATTTCTACGTGCAATTGAGTCGTATGTATGCACATTTATTTCCTGATTAGTTTCAAATTTACTTCTGCTTATGGCGTTATATATTGAACCACATACAGCATCCGCCAAGTCTTTTGATCCTTTTCTTGGATGATCTACTCTATCACGCATAATTTTCAGCTGCAAAAGCTCATCTATAAGTAATTTAATATTAGGCCCAGAAAGCCTTTCTTCCGCCACTACCATAGCCATATCATCATAATGCTTTTTGGCAACTGACAAAGTCTCCGTATTTATTCCGTAGGCTTTTAGCTGCTGCATCATGTCATGCGAATTCCATCTATCAAATGTGCAGACTCTTATTTTAAATCCACGAGTTCTTAAAGACAAAATATAATCTTTTACCTCTGTAAAATCTACAGATTTATCAGCAGTAGGAGTCCAATATCTAACTGCATCTACTTCTACGATTGGCGCAGGCTGGGAGTATGTATCGGTTACTTTTACATTTACCCACTTTTGAACATGGGCCATAGATACGGCACAATGGTCATGCTTTTGTGCCAAGTCTACATGCAAGAAGTATTCCTTATCAGGGTCTGGTGCGAACCAATTTTCAAATCTACCAAAGTTGTCTACTGCCAGCGCCATATTGTTAAATGCTTTTTCTATTTTCTCACGAGACTTAAAGAAAGCATCTACTGCTTCTGGGGGCATACAGGCAAAGCGACCTAATGCATCTGGCATATTTTTATAAAATTCTACCTTAAAGTTTTCTATGCTTTTAGTTGGATTGATTTCCCATGTTGGTCTTTTGAGAGCATAGACCTTTGGAATTGTATAAGAGATGATATGATCTTCTTCCCATTCAACTATAAATTCATTTCCCTCTGTGCCGTCTGGCAACTCTTCATCCATCTTTAACTTCTTGGTTCTAATTATTGTTTCTTTTTCTGCTATTACAGAATCATAAAATTTTTGTATTGGATCATTTTTAAATCGGGGGAACGACAAAAGAATTACTTTGCCGTAATCTGGAAAACGAGATACGACAGATCCACGATACATATCGTATATAGCATCTGCAGTTTTAGCTTGGTCATGCCCAGTAGTATTCTCTGTGGCGAATCCAGAAATTTCATCTAGGATAACGGCTATGACGTTATAACCTTCGAATGCTTCACGCTCAGAGTGTCCAGAGTATACGTTTACATTCTTGTTAAATCTGACTTCCGAAGCCTTCGGGTCATACTTTCCAATAAACCATGGTGATCTATCTATGCGTGTTTTAAATCCCTTGAAGAAAACATTGTTTGCTTGCTGTGCGTTGACAGCAATATTAAGAATATCAATGGTATCTCCAGGAGGCTTTCCATAATATGTGGCAGGATCTTTTAGGCATAGCAGCAAATAAACTATATAAGAAACCGAGATAGTGGAGCAGTAATCTTTGCCGCTTCCTTTTCCTAGTTGTGCAATAACTTCATTACATGTTTGCTTGAATCTACGACGACCTTCTTCTTCGCCAAACAATTTTATTAGGGTAGACTCTTTATAAATCTGAGACGACTTTTCAATTAATGTATATTGATTTTCAGAAAGTGGCGGTAGTCCAAGATAGTCTGGGCTTGTTACAAATGTCTTAAGATCAACTGGTCTTTCATCAAATTCTTCTCCGTCAAGAATATCAATGAGATCATTAAAATTAAGATCCACTTGCTTCCTCTGCATCAAGAATAACTGGTTCTACTACTCCAGTTATTTGAGACAAACGTTTTGCAACTTCCATTTTACATTTAGGACAGGTTGCTGTTACTTCTTTTAATATTTTAACTAATACATCTTGCTTTCGTTCGGTCTCTGCTACCTGCGATGCCAATTCTTGATTGTCCAACAATCCGACTTCTTGTAGCATTCCAATACGCTTGCCTTCAATATCTGCAATTAGTTTTAATGCTGTTGCTTTTATATTTAATTGTCCCGCCTGATCTGCATCCTCTACGGTCTTCCAGGCCTCTTTAATAAGCATGGCATAGTGTTGGTCTGCTCCAGAGATGGCTTCCTTTGCCCTGTCACGGGCCCCAGAATCGCTTCTAACGACCTCTTTCCACTCGTCTATATATCCTAGGACATCTGAACGTTTAAAACCCGTTATAGAGGCAATCTGAGTGGGATTGTTACCTTTGAGTAATTCTTCAACAACCTTGTTCATGCGATCAAAATGATCAGCTAATTCAATTTCCATATGTAATTATTATACTCTTAGTCGACTAAAATATCAACTGGATTTAGCTATTTTGAGCAGTATTAAATAGCCAATTAGGTCATCAATATCATTATCTCCTGGATAGTCTGAGCCCTTCATAAGTCTACTTAATTTATCATCTATGCGAACATATAATTGTTCTCTTGGTTCCGCCTTTGAAAATATACGAACTGGGGATAGGGCGGAATCGCCATAAGATATATTCTTATCTATTAACATCTTTGCAATTTCATGGCAGGTATCCCAAATCTTTCTACCTGATGGGGCACCTATGGAATGTAAATATAAATCTTTACATTCAAATCTAATTGCATCTGGAAATACTGGCTCTAACATATCCGCTCCTATTGAACTTGTGATTCATATCTTGAATCTATATTGAGAGGACTCTCAATATATGGTGGAAAAGTATAGACATTAAATATGCCTTGATGACCTTTTCTAAAAATAAACCAATCTGTTGGATGATCAAAGCCTATTTCCTCTACATATTTACATAATTTTTCTGCTCCCCGCTTTGAAATTACGTAACATAAAGTAGACCAGTCTTGGTATCCCTTGGCTATATAATAACTAATCTTTTGAGATTCGTCAAATCTTGGATGCTGGTTTTTATCAACATAAAGGCTAAATATATCGTAGTCATCTGGCAGTACGCTCATGGCAGTTTGATACTTTTCATGAAATGAATTATCTATTAAAACATCATCTTCAAATACAATTAACTCATTTAAATCGTTTTCCTTCAAATATTTCCAAGCAAGATAATGACTTCCAAAATTACCAATTTCTCCTGGCTTGAATCCATCCCAAGCAAATTTAAATTCTGGATTTTCTAATTTAAATATATCTAACTCCCCATCTTTTTTAGCATTAAGGCATTTTATATCTAACTTATTTCCGTTTAATACATAGTCTAAATTATTTCTATTAGTTAAACGAGTATCATCTATGTATATAGTGTGATAATTGATTGGATATTTATTTTTTAATACTTCTGGCTTTACTTTATAGAATGAATCTACGGATAAGCAGTCTGATCTATGCTGCATTCTTCCATATATTTTGTCATGCAATTGTTTAATTTCATTAGAATCTATACTATTTGCGTCACAAAACTCATAAAAAGTTTCTAAAATTATTTTTAATTCTTGCGAAGCTCTGTCATGATTATAACTGCTACCAGAGGGATGAGTTAAAATATTTGCATTGTCTCTAAGAACTAGCTTTTTATTGTATATAGAATACGCACACCAAATCATATCCATTCCCCAGCCGCTAGTCAACTTTGTAATATCTGTCCTGTCTGAAAGGAAGTCAAAATACTTTTCAAGCATGTTAACTACATCTCTATGCAATATGACCGCTATGCCGTCTGTTTGAATTGAAAGAAGCATCTTGTCATCTAAATCTAAATTAATTATCTTAGAAGATCCTTCATGCCATGGCTCACTTGTTAAGTGTGGAGCATAAGCAAAAACATTATATTTTGAAATAGATAAGTTTGCCCTATCTATAAATGATATCCAGTTACTGTAACTTACATCACCAGCAAGCCAAAACATATACTCATATGATCGATCGAAGTCTTGTACGGCTTTATATAACTGTCTGTAATACCTTATATCTCCAACATTCAACCACTCATCATTAATTCTAAATCCAGAATTTATAACTTTATGTGGAATATTGTTTGATTTAAAAGAATGCTCTATATTAAGAACATTATCGTATACCTCGTCCCAGCAAACCACATAAGTAAAAAATTTCACTGCATTCTTCCTTTTAATTTTGTAGTAGAAATTGTTTGTGTATATGGAACATAAACCAATCCAATGCCACGATCATCTAGCCAGTCTTGGGTAAATCCCATCTGAGCGTAGTAGTCTTTTTTAGCCCAGTCAGATCCTATAACTATATAGTCTGGTTTAACTATCTCTATTGCTATTTTTGAATCTGCTCCGCCAACATTCATTACTACCTGATCTACATATCTACAAGACTCTAGAACAGCAGTTCTTTCTTCTGTGCTACATACTGGCGGCTTACCCTTATACTGCTGAATAAACTCATCTGTGTTTAGCGATACTATGACGCTTCCCCAGTCTCCTGCCAACTCCTTACATCTTTTCAATAGATTAACATGGCCAGAATGAAAAAGATCAAATGTTCCTCCAGTATAAATTATGCTCATTTAATTAAACCATTATCTTTCAAGGCTCTATATATGGTCATTGTAGTAACGCCACATTCTTTTGCAATTTCTTCCATAGTTTTCTTCTGAACAATATATCGGCGATATAGCCAATCTTTACTCTTATATAATTTCATCGTTCCGTAAGCACCGTATTTGAATAATGAGCAATGCCGAATGCATCTGCCACGTCAAAATCGTTTAGTGATAAATTATATTTCTTATTAAAGTAATCTACAGTTCTTTGCTTTCTCATTTCCCGCATCTTCGCTTTGTACCACGAATCAGCATGCCCTGGATTTTCAAACCTAAGTTTATCTTTTTCTAACTTAGTTGGATTCTTATTGCCAATATGGGCCTGCCAAGATGTGGGCGATATAGTCATTACCTTTGCTCCAGTAGACATAAGTTCTGCTATTACTACGCCGTAGACATAGGACAACTTTATTACGGCGTCTGGGGATTTTACAAACACGGCACCTTCAACAACAATATAGTCAGACCTTAATTCATCAAGCATTGCATGAACTTTTATTTTAGCGTCATGGATCTTTTCATATATATCAGACCCAGTAAATTCTACCTTGCCCCATTTAAGAGGTTTATCGTCTTCCATTAAACAAAATGCTATAGAATTTGTGGAGGCATCTATACCCAAAACTCTACCTGCTTTTGTCTTTATGAGTTCACCCAATTTCATCGATCATCCTTAACAGTTTATTTTTTTGATTTATATCAATCTTTTTCTGACATCCAGAGCATATATTAGATTCGTTATATCTACTTAATCTAGCATTGCATTTCTTGCATAGTCTTTTTGCTCCGCCTCTAATTGCTTTTTTCTCATAGTACTTTTCCATGATCCGCCTATTTGTAGCAACTCGGCAGCACTCATCTGAGCAGTACTTTTGATTATGGGTCTTAGCCTCAAAGTCTTTTGCACATTCTTTGTTAGCGCATATCATTATTTTTGCACCTCATATTGTTCAATTTGAACTTCTCCAGTTGGACCAGCCCAACATTCTTTTTTAATTGGGCAGCCCTTACAGGCATAACTTGTTTTTACAAACGGCCTTATTGGAAGTCCGCCATCTTTAAAATTATCATAGACTTCACAGAGCCAAACAAAGAAATTGTCTATAAGTTCTTTATTCTTATCATTCATCTGAATTGGAATCAAAAGAATTTCCTGTGTATTTTTATTTTCGTACAAAAAGAAGGCTTCTTTTACATTCCTCAATTTCATATATGTAAGCAACTGAAGCATGTGGTTTGCTGATGGTGACATTTCTGCCTGCCTTGTATCCCATACCTCCTGCTTAGCCGTTTTAATTTCTCCAAGAACTTCTTCATCATCCCAATTAATTACGAGATCTATGAACCCACGAATTGGAGGATACTCATTTTTAATCTCTATTTCAGTCTGTACTGACTTTATTGGAGCTCCCATTTTTTCAATTAGGCCTTGCAATCTTTCATGAGCCTGAGTTCCTTGAGCCATATTTGCGACTGCCTTTGCGTCGTTGTTATCTATAAAAGTTGCTCCGCTAAATGCCATATACCAATAACGTGGACAGTTTCCATTGCCATATCCAAAACTACTTGGGCTAAATGTATATTTAGTCATTTCTCCATCTGCACGTTTTGTAGCAAGATAGGCATCATCAAGCATCTTGGCAAATTCTTTAGGATCAAATTTACCTTCATATTTTTTAAACTTTAAGTTTTTTACTATGTCTCTAGCCATTATAGCGAACAACATACTTGAGGGCATCCACAAGTTTGTCTATCGACTCCTTTGCCGAATAATATATATTCTTTTTATTATTATTTACCGTCCCAGCCTTGTCTTTAGCAATAGTTGAGTATACAGAGG